CCTTTGCTCGATGGCAAACAGTTCCTTTTGAAAAGCAATTGTAATCTTTTGAAAACTATTAGCGCGAGCTTCTTGTAAGTCGTAATAGGAATTGGCTAGTTTAGTTTTGTAATCAAATTCACTTTGAATGCGATCAATTTCGTCTTGAGTTTGCGCTTTAGCAAGCTGGTCTTGAAGACTGTAGTAGCTTTCGAGGCTTTTTTCTTTTCCTGGCTTGCCTCCGCCTCCTGGAACTGGCAGCAAGGCAGACGGCACTTTTGATTGTTGATCTTCAAATTGTAATTGCTTTTGCCTGTACTCCGCTTCGGATTTAAGGCGTTGAGCTTGAGGCGCCAACGACAGAACATCGCTTCTTTTTGCCAGCAATCCTTCGGTCCCATATCGTGTTTCAACTGCGCCAATTTTGCTAAGTTGGCTTAATTCTTGTTCTGTAATTGG